CAGCCGTGCCAAAGGCTACCGACATTAAGAAGCCGTTTAACGCTGCTGCATCCCTGTACTGCAAATCAGAGATTAAAATCTTGTGGTGGGCTGCTGCGGCAAAGGTCTTAAACTGGAAGATCATTTTCCCAGTCTCGCTGCTAGTCCATAGTGGTTTCTCACCTTGGCCTGGGGTGACAATAGTGCGGTCAACGTCTTTAAGTACCGCGGCTCTAAAGGTTTCTAGTGCCGTTTTATTCTCCCACAAATGACCGTTAGACAAAGCTAATGAGCCTTCATCACCGAACTTTTTAAACTGTGCTGCTATAGCCTCGGCCTGCTCTTTTCCGATACCGGAAGCAGCCAGTTTTTTAATAGTGGCCTTAGACGCTTTGCCGGCTGCAACATCCACCGCGGCTAATAGTACTCGATCCTGAGTAACTACTCCGGAAAAGCTTTTAAGCGCTGTGTTCCATTGGCTCATTAGGGTGATTTTACTAAAGGTATCTGATGCAGACCTTAAGCCGCGCTCAAACTTACTACCCTTGTTGTAGATATCGGTTATCTCAGCCAATGAAGCTACGCGGCTATTCAGCACCATATCCAATCCGACAGCGGCCTTTCTTACCTCTTTAACCGACATCCCGAAGCGCTTAGGGTTAGTGGCTAGGTTCATTAGCCCTTTAGCAACAGGTGCCAATCCATTGACAGCAATAGGCCTAGCCATATCAGGGATGGCGGATAGTGTCATACCGCCCAGCATACGCATGAAATTAACATCTCTTAATGTGCGACCACTTCTTATAAAGAAATCATTAGGATCTTCTGGTGTCCGATAGTTGCCGCGCAACCTGTCACGCATGGCGCTAATATCTCTCTGATCAGCCTTAAGGTGATTTGTCAGTTTGGTGCGCTCTTTCTCAGTCTTGGCAGCGTCAATCAATTCTTTATAGCTGTCGGCTACCTCGGTTAGCTGCTGCTCCATATTAGCGTCACCGTATAACCGGCTAAGCTCTATATCTGGTGCCATTGTTCTGGTGTACTGCCTTGCGATAAGGTCAATATCAGACTCGAGGAAGTCCTCAATCAGCCTGTCAGGAATATTAAAGGTTCTTTCCTTCAATGGGCCGCGTACGTTAGAAACCACCTCATAGGGCACTCTACCGGCTGCAATGCCCATGATATTATTTGTTAAGTCTTCAGCTATAGCCTTAATCTCGGTCTCGGTCATGGCTGCTTCTAGCTTCTGCTGAGCGGTAGGCTTGTCGGCTAATGCGGCTGTTTTCTTGCCGCTGGTTAGCCAGCTCTCAACAATAGCATTCCACTCTGGACGTCTGGCGGCAATCTTCTGCGTGTTATAGACCCTGGTTAGATAGGAAGTCGCGGTCTTAACATCGATGTCTTTATGCAATAGGCCTAGGCTTATAGCCTCGTCTTTCATGGGGTCGAATACGTTTTTACGGTAAGACTCGGCCAATGCCTGCACTTCTGGTATATCTGACTTATCACCACGGCGAGCAGTCTTTCCGGCCAGTATATTGAACTCTGATTTAGTCATTTTACCCGCACGATTGCGCATTACATAATCATTAATGATTCTAGAAGTCGCCCCCTTTCCTTGGCGGTACTTAGTGTAAAGGTCATCGGCATCTCTTAGCGCTACAAATAGCTTTGCATCCCATAGCTTAATGCGGGTCTCGGCAGTTCCGCCTTCCGGGGCCGTAGCCTTGCCGTTTACGTTGGCTTGCTTAACCGTGGCAGATTCCATCATTTCATTTGTTAATTGCCGAGTTCTAACGGATGGGGAATTCTCCGTTCTTAGTTGAGGGCTAACATTCATACCAAATTGTGTGACGGCCTCAACCTTACCCCTAATTGCTTCAGGGAGTTTTGAAGTGACTTTCTTTGTTCCCAGTATTGCAACGGGTTCCAACTCTTCTTTAGTTAGGGTTACGGTTTCGGCAGCGCCCATCGATTTAGTATTGCCAGCTCCGATTGGAGTATCACCCGGCCCCATAACTTCGTCTAACTTCTTCGATATACTCTTAATTTCCTGCTTACTTAGGCCTTTCATGGCCCCGCCTAAGATGCCAGACAATACAGCAGCGCCACCGACAGCCATCAAAGCGTCTTCAGTGGTGCGGGCTTCTTGGGTGAATTGCTTGGCAGCTTCAACGGGTATTTCAGAAACTCCACCAATAGCGCCAACTCTTAGCGCAGCACCGCCAACAGTTTTAGCGCCCTTGATTGGTGCGGCCCCCGGTATCACCCAAAACAGCGGGTCAGTAGCTCCAGCGGCTACCATTGCCACAAAGCCCGGTATTCCACCAGCGGCTAGGGTTTGCTTATCCTCAAGCTCTTTGTCTATCTGCTGCTTAATAGCGGCTGAGTGCTCGGTTGATTTAGATTCAATGAAGTTCTCGGCGAACATCTCATAGCCTTGGATATCACCACCATCGAAAGGGTCGTACCCTGGCTCGCTCTGGTAATCCTGAAACGAGGTTTCATTAGTGGCCAGTGAGACTAAAGAGTTCTCTTGACGAAACGCAGCCGCAGTAACCTCACCAATACTAGGATCTAGCTTTGGGGCTAAGTCGGTTTCTGGCAAGTGTCGAATAGGGCCAGTTTGTGTTTCAGTCAGTAATGGCATTAAACACCGAACGCTTTACGCGCCTCTGAAGCTTCCAATGAATCAATCTTACCAGCGCTTAACATGCTATCAATCATGCGGTCAGCTCTGGCCTTGCCCTCATCACTCTTAAGGAAATCATTACGCTCATTAGCCGGGATAACATCAAAGCCGGCGTTCAATATTCTAGCCCTTAGACCGTTATTGATTACGTTGGCCCGGCGCTGTAAATTCCGGCCCCGCTGCTCTTTGGCTGATTCAACCGCCTTGCCCGGCTCATCCGTTAAGTCTTGATACTCATCGGTTAATTTATAATCAGGCTTCCAGCGAACATTCTCATTATTCTCATCGAGCATAGGCTCAAGCAGGCCGGTGTCTTGATTATTAACAAACACCGGGTAAGAGGGCTGATCTGCGCGGGCAGTGTCTTTATCAAAGGCTATGATTGCGCCCTCGGCACCGGCGGCTACCATCTCGCCGTTGAACTGCTCTTCAATCCAATTGTTATTAGAGTTAGGCACCGCGTAGATAGTCTCGGGCGCATACTTTGAGAAGCGCCTAGGCCCGCCTGTTTCAGTAACTCCCCATACTGATTTGATCGAATCAAAGGCTAGTTTCTGTGATTGCTCAGCATTGCCGCCGGTCATATCCATAAAACGACCAAATGCGCCACGATAATCAGCGACCATCATTGGGGGAACGTCAGGCACATTGTAAAAAATGCCGCGATCAAATCCACCCTCATCTAAATCAGAGTTAGCAAATGACTGTAGCGAGCCTGGCAGATTCTTAGACACCTCTTGAGTGCTTATGGCTATAACGTCTTTCTCGCTTTGAGTAAGTCCGTAAGCGGTCTTTCTTGCCTGCTCTAGGGCTATCTCTGGGTCCATGCCTGCGCGCTGCGCATCACTAACCTGCAATGATATTGCCCGTGACTCTTCTGGAATATCCTTAAGGCTGGCCGGTGAAGTCTCTTGCACCCGAGATATGAAATCAGACATTAAACCGACTTGCTCAACAGTGCCCGAACGCATCGCAGCATTTACATTAGATATAAGCTGTTTAGGGGCCAAGCCGGTATTCTCAACAAACTCAACATTAAGATCGATCTGCTGCTGCAAAGGGAGTTGCTGCCACTGCGGCGCTACAGAATCATAATAGTTATTAATGTCGGTTCGATCCTGGCTAGAGCCAGCCGGGTCAGCTGGGACCGCTGGGTCGGTAAACATTAGACCTCGAGCAATGCTCAAATCAAGCTTGGCTGCTTCAGCATTAACCTTTAAATCTTGCTTCTCGCGGGCTACCTTGCGATTAATCTTAGTCTGCTCTTTGGATATGAAGCTATCCCACTCATCGGGAGTAAAGCCTTGAGGGCGTTCGCCGCTAAGTTCTGTTAGCTGGTCCATAGCCGCCTGTGAGCCTTCAGCATCATAGGTGCGTGATAATTCGCCAGCGCTAAATGACTCTCTTAGCTTGAGGTTTACATCTCTAATCTGCTCTGACTTCTGTACATCGCTGAGGTCTGACCGGTTGTTAATCGAATCAATCGCAACGGTAGAATCAAGCAATGCGCTTTCGGCGTCACCATCAAAGGCGGCTGCCTCTGCAAGACGACCTCTTTCAGCTGTGTTAATCGCCTGGTCTTGATTGCCCTGGTCAACAATAGCCTGCGCCTGCGCTGCCTGTATCTTAGGGCGCTGCCTGGAGATCATCGAGTCAATAGATAGCTCGACAGCTGGGCGTGATGCGGGGTCGATCCCTGCCATCAAGCCTTTAGCTAGAGCCTCGGCCCCGGTGTTATAAGCCTGTAAGTCTTGTGAGTTCTCAGCCGCTAGATTGGTGAAAGATTCCATCACATCATTATCA